ACCTATTCCAAAATATCCTTGTGTCAATAACATATTATTCTCAATTTGTTGAATCTGTAACTAAATCCATTACTGTTGTGTGAGTTCTACCCTGTGCAGTCATCTTATGTCTTGTTGATACAATCAGATACTTACCATACAAATTTTTATCTAGGCCATAATCTCTATCATTATCAGTAATCACAGAAAACTTTGGCATAAAAACATTCAATAGTTTGCCAGAAGTAAACGTATAGTTACCAGACATTTCAATTCTAACTTTCTTTGCAAATAAGTTTCTTAGAATAGACTCTCTCTGTAGCAACCACTTCTCAGGCCTTTCTTGATTATTTTTTGGTTTTGAATTGTAAAAATAAGAAACGATTTGAGAATAAAAAGATTTATCTAAATTCATACCTTCTGGAGTTTTGTTTTTATTTGGATTAGCAGCAGTAATACCTACTTGATCCTTAAAACTATCACTCTGTATTTCTACGAATGTTCTACGGGCAATATCATAACCTCTGTAGGTTTTTGCATATACACCTGATTTAACACTTTCAACAAAATCATATTGGTCAATAATTTCATAATCTCTTACACCTAAGAAATCACTACCAAAATTATCAATCACATTTTTTGGTGAAAAGTTAATGTTTGCGAGCGGCGTTTGTTTAAATATATTTGATATTGAAGTAAAATTGTAGCCATCTGTATTCTCGAAAAATAAAAATGTTGGTTTATCGTTTGTATCCAAAGCTCTCTTTGAACACCATGTTATAGCTTCTAATGGTTCTAATGTAGGTATAGTAACATTTCTAATGCCTTGAGAAGGTTCAATTACACCTCTTAACTTTGTTGCTGGCACATTCAAATAATCTTTTAAAATACGTTTTGAAATATTGGAATAAGTATCTGAATAATATTGTACAACCTTTGTTTTTATAGATTCAACATACTCAGATGAAATAAAATTCAAACGATATCTTGTGCTTCCCAAAGAAAGCATCTTCTTGTCACCTTGGCTATAAATCTTAAATGTTCCACTATATGGAAATAACTCACCTTCTTTTGAAAGTTGAATACTTAAATATTCAGACCCATCAAAATCAAAACCTTTCAATGAACCAATAGCATCAGCAATAAAAATGTTGCCTGAGATTGTATTGAATAGTACACTATCGTAAATATTCAACTCTTCGTAAATTGCACTAACATCTACCGAGATATTCTTATTCGGTGAAATGATGGCCATCGACTGTACTTCAAATTGACTTAACTGCATACTTATTGACTCATAGTAAATACGGTTTTTAATTCATTAATTGCAATTCCAACAAACTCTGGTCTAAGTATGATGATGTTTCTTTTTTCATCGTTAGCCTCAACTTCATAATCAAAATAAGATTGAGTTTCTTTTGTAACATCTATGCTTAATTGATAACCATCGTTTAATGTATACGATGCACTAGTAACTGCAACATTGGCATATGTATTGGCATCAATAGTAATTTTCTCTATTGTAATTTGGCCAGTCTGTACAATGGTTTTTGTTTCAATCTTAAAATATGATTGAATGTTGGATTGAGACCAATCGGTTCCAGTTTGTCCTGGTGAAGCGTTATTGGCATATTTACTTTCAATAAACTTATATAAATCCGGTTCTTTCATTGGCCAATCAAATTGTGGGTCGATGATATCATTCATCATCAAAATAATCCAATGTTTTTCAACATCATCATAAAATTTATGCGCTAAGATTTCAGGAGCATCATCGTCTGTAACAACAATTTTGAAATATGCAGCTGAATTCTTTTTGAATTCTTCTTCAAATCCAATACGCTTAGTGATATCGGTGACAACATCTAAATCGGTGTTGTCATCAGTATTGATGTAGTATGTTGTTGGAAAGTTATAGAAATAGTTTGCCATATATTTTATTATCTACGTTGATTAATAGATTGAGTACCACTATCATTTCTATAATATTCTTTTGTAATGATTTGTGTTTCCATAAATGATAGGGATAAATTTATACCAACAGGCATACCGGTTTTACCTATTTCAGGAGTATCAATTGATCCTATAGATTCAAACGCATGGAATCCCTTTGGTGTATAGTCAACTGAAACATTCGTCAACACACAAGTTGAGATTGCATCCATATTTGGATTTGTTTTTCCATTATACATAAATGATATATCAAATTCTGACGGTGGTATTAGAAAAAATCCACCTGTATTTTGTTTAATTTCTGGAGCTTGATGAAATCTTAACAACTCAATTATTTTCTGTACCTCAATAGCTTCTTGTTCTGACCTTGGCCAAAGAGAAAATGAAAAGTTAAACTTTCTAAGTGAAACACCTTTATACATTACTTCCAACATTGGATTTTTAACAACTTGTGTTACCGCTGTAGCTAATGCATTCAATTCTTTATTCGATACAGGAGAAACTTCAGCGCCTAAAAAACCAACAAATGTTGCCAAATTTGTTGCATCTTTTTCCGCAGCTGTTGCGGCAGCTGAAAAACCAGCTAAAGACTTAACTTCTCCACCTAAAGCAATTTCACCATAGTTTTGTGCATTACTGTAAGTTATTTTATCAGGCATATACAAAACAACAGTATCAGTTGTTCGTTTTATGGTTCTTAAAAATTCACTAGACTTCACGTTTCCTAATTGAGTGCCAAAAGCTTTAACACCGTTGGTTAGTTGAGTGCCAAACTCGTCACTTATACCAGGTGTTAATTTTGTTATAACTTTTGTTGCTGGAGCGGCAACTGAACTAATTGCTTCTCCAGCAAATTTGGTTAAATTTTCATTAATTAGATTTGTTGAACCACCCCTGCGATTTTGCAAAAGTTCCATATTTTTAACAATAGTAGGATTTTCTCCTGTAAATTCCGTTGAGAATTGTGTTTTCTGTTGTGCGTTGACATTAAACATTAAATAATGTCCTTTATCAGCAGCACCAATATCTAAAGGAAACTGTAAAGTGTTGACATTATATGGACTATTACCGGTCGTGCGGCCATTGTCTGAACTGTTGAAACGTCCATTAGTATTTCTGGAATTCACATCGTTTCTAATAATTTCTAATTCTTGGAAGAAAGGCATCTTTGACCTATCGTGTTTAAAATGGTATCTATATATTTATATGACATTCGGCAAAACTTCCAAAGGATTCTTCAAACCAAAGCATCCTAGCAAATATAATGGTGATTCCACCAATATCATCTATCGTTCATCATGGGAATTGAAAGTGATGAAGTGGTTAGATGAGCATCCAAAAGTTATCTGGTGGAACTCAGAAGAGCTGGTCATTCCCTATAGAAGTCCTGTGGACAATAGAATGCACAGATACTTCCCTGACTTTATTGCCAAGATGAGACAAAAAGATGGATTGGTGATGACTTATGTAATTGAGATTAAGCCAGATGCACAGACTAAGATGCCAACTCAAAAAAAGAAAACAAAGCGGTATCTACAAGAAGCTGCAACGTATGCTGTCAATCAGGAGAAATGGAGAGCAGCGGATATCTTCTGTCAGGAACATGGATGGAAGTTTTTAGTACTAACTGAGAAGCATCTTGGTATCTAAACTTGAAAAAGGGACACCAATACTTATGCTTCATAAACAGTATTTCATTAGGCAATGTTAGCAATAATATAATGATTACCACATATAAATAGACCATGGCATACCTATTACAAAGAATTAATGAGCAACTTGCTAAGGCAGGGTTGCAACCTAGAACAAATCAGGCAAGAGCCTGGTTAAGGGCTAAGATCAATGATTTAAAACCATCTCGCCAATCAATACTAAGAGACAAGGCACGATCAAGAGACTCGACTATCATAGGTCGTATGTACTTTTTTTATTATGATCCAAAGATGAAGGAGACGTTGCCATATTACGATAGGTTCCCATTGGTAATCCCAATAGAACAATACCGAGACGGCTTTTTAGGGTTGAATCTGCACTACATTCACCCAAAGCAACGTATACTTCTTTTAGATGAATTAAGTGAATTTGCAAACAATTCCAAATATGATGCTAGTACCAAATTGCGTTTGAGTTATGACCTTTTAAGAAGCACTGGTGCTATATACCAAGCAACACCATGCATTAAACGATACCTATTCACCCATGTAGAAAGTCGTTTTCTGGAAATAACAGCTGATGAATGGGATATTGCAGCATTGTTGCCATTGGAGAATTTTCAAAAGGCATCATCAAGCAAAGTTTATTCAGACTCTAGGAACCAAGTATAATGTCTAATCTGTTCTCTCCAAATAAGTTTTTATCAGAAATAAAAGGTAGTCGTGGTCCGGCTAAGAGCAGCCTATTTCTTGTTAAGATTTTACCACCGCCAATTTTTTCTCGTTTAACCGTTAATAAATTAGCTGATTATATTGAGCCATTATCTTTGTTATGTGAAGCTGCTGAAATGCCAGGAAAATCATTTGCGACAGAATCCGTTAAAATTTATGGTCCAGTATATCATGTTCCTTATTTAGCAACATATCAAAATATAACTTTAACATTTATTAACACAAATTCTCATAAAGAAAAATTATTTTTTGATTTGTGGATGAATTCTATTATTTCACCATCTACGAATAATGTTAGATTTCCAAAAGGTAATGATTCGGGTTATTTAAGTCGTATTGAGGTTGCACAATATTCAAGTGATTCTAGTTTCGAAAGAGAAATTTATAAAGTTAAACTAATAGATGCTTTTCCAACAAGCATAGCACCGCAACAATTATCTTGGGCTGATGATGCATTTCAAAGAATGTCTGTAAGTTTTTTGTATCAGACATATGAAATAGTTCCAGATAGCGAATTGTCTGATACATACATTAAACAACAAGGTGTAACTTCTCCTAGTTTCCCACCTAATTTCAATCCAAGTGAACCTTGATTTTTTATTAATATTTTTTACCAAATGAGGTTATAATGCTACCTAAAATTGACGTACCTATTTTTGATGTGAAACTATTTTCTACAGGCAAAAA